AATCAATATCTTTACTACATTCTATAAGAAGTTTAAACATTTTCTAATTTTTCAGTTTCTTCCGCTTTAATAATAATATCAATTATTCTTTGTTTGTGTTCATACATAAACCATTCTTTGGACAATGTAGTAGGTGCAGTATTATCATACATATAATGAAGTATTTTTCGTTCTACTTCATTAACATCAGTAAACATTTCACTGATATACAACATTTTGGCTGTTCTGTACGGTTTGTCCGAATTATAGCCCCGCAAACGTTTTTTACAATCTGATGTACGTCCAACTTTAATATGCTCAGGAAATATATCATCAAAAAGAATATACATGAATCCACGAGTATCAGTGTACCTATCTAGAGGAGGAACAATGAACTTTTCAATATTAAATTCAGTTAAGTCTTTTGGATTGGGTACTTTTATCATATCATGTTTTTCCCTAATAATTTTTCTCTATTTAATCGAGTCAATATATCACGTTTCCATTGACTTTTTTCTTTTCCTCTGAGTGTAGTATAAATGAAATCTAATGAATTATCATTTTTCAACATACCTTCAAAAGACAACAAATCCCATTTTTTATTTGATATTTTTCTTTTCAATTGTTTGATTTGATGAATTTGAGAATTAATTTCAGTGATGGAACATCAGTTATTAAAGAAACAGAAAACCCCAAGGTTGCTTCAAAAAAGTCCACTAAACAAAATAAAAAAGTACCCAACACAGCTCAGTACTTAGATACTGATGCAGATATGTCTATTCCTGATCAGGAAATAATAAAATTACCAGAAATAAAAGAACACAAAAGAACATTTAATGTAGCAGAAGAACTTCAAAATTTAGACATTTAATTAAGTAAAAATAATATATAATACATGCAAGAGGAGATATAAAAATGATTAACATTTTAGGGATAGACATCGGTTATGGTCATACGAAAGCCACTTTGTTTGCTGAAGACGGTCAAGTTCTGCAACAATTTAAATTTCCAAGTGCAGTTGGTATTACTAAACGAAACGAACATATTCAAGATAAACGAATCTACGATTTTCACGAACATAGTTACTACATTGGTGACAACGCATTGCATTTACCAAGCGAAAACTTGATTGATATTACAGATTATAAGAACTTGGAATATTATGCTCCATTGTTTCTTTATCATGCATTTGAATTGCTGGAAAGTGTTCCTGATGTTATCGTTAGTGGGTTAAGTGTTGCTCAATTGGAAAACTCAGGACATTTTAAAGCAGCATTGCAAAATTTTGTGGTTAATGAAAAAACATTTAACTGTCCTGAAGTATATATTTTGCCTCAAGGCGCTGGCAGCAAGTTGTGTATTGACAAATATGGTGATAACTTTCCTCATATCCAAAAAGAATTCACTGATGCTCAAACATATGTTGGAATAGACATCGGTTTCTCTACTTTGGATATGTTCCTCGTTACAGATGGTAAAACATCACCTAACCTTTTTGAAGGCATTGAACGCGAAGGAGTCATGAAAATTGCGACTCAAATTGCAAAGAAAGTGAAAGAAGTTCACGGTAGAAATATCACATTACACGAAGCAAAAGATATTTTGGATACTGGGTTTTATAAACTCAGAGGACAAAAACATCCATTTAAAGATTATGTGGATGAAGTTAAGAAATCATATTTGAAATCACTGTTAGAATTAATAGAAACAAAATATGGTAAAATTATTGATAAATGTGATTTCATTAGTTTAAGTGGTGGTGGAAGCACTATATTTAAATGCACAGATGATGGATTTATTAAAATTCCAAAAAGTCATCACGAATATTTGAATTCTGTGGGCTTCGGTTTGTATGGTATGACTAAAATTGAATGATTTAGAATTATCATTAGAACATCATGTAGATAAACGCGGAAATGTTTATCAATACTATAATATCAATGGCTATTTGATACCAAAAGCAACACAAATATCTTTAGAATTTGATATTAAACCTAGTACTACAATATTCAAAACAATTAAAGAAGCTAGATATTGTTCTATGTTAGTTGATTTAGGACGTGGTAAAAATATCAATAACTACAGATCATCAAAATATTACAAATACTATCTGAGTAGATTGAAAAAAGACCATCCAGAATATCTAATATGACATATGATAAGGTTTACATTATTCAAGGTAACAGAGTACGACATGTTGTAAAAGCTAATGAAACCCAATATGCTGGATTGGCTAAGAATTATGATTTACCAAAACAACATTATAATAATGAAAAAGATGCACATTATAATAATATGTTGAATCATCTAGTAAAAGGAGCAAGTGTTCTTGAATTTGCACCTCAAGATGATCATGAATATTACATTAATCGTTTGAAAAAAGAAAACCCAGAATATCTAATTTAATTAAGTAACAATAATATATAATACAACAAAAGGAGCTATAAATGCTAAATAAAAACGTAACTGATGTACTACAACAAATTAATGGAATGACTAATTCAGTCATCCTTAAGTATCCACAAACAGTAGCTGTATCTGATTCACAAGATATGATGATGCTTGTTGATATTTCAGCACTGGATGCTGATCCATTTGAAGATATTGGTTTGAAGGATTCTTTACAAGATTTGTTGAATCTAGTAAAATTGTTTCCTGAAGATAGAAATATTACAATTGATGCTAATACTATTAACATTAGTAGCAATGATACTAGTTCATCTTATATCATGGATAATATTGCATTGATGGATGCACAAAATAAGGATATTGCTCCTTTTACTAAAACAGCTGAAGTACCAACTGTTGGTGAATTCGATTTGAATAGTGATGATATTAAGAAAATCAAGGCTGGTTCTGGTGTGTTTAAGGATTTGTCAGAAGTTATTTTTGCTAGCTGTGATGGTGATATTAAAATCCAACTTGGTGCTACTAATAAATTCAATGCTAAAAGCAATACTTTCAGTGTTAATAAATCAGCCCAAACTTCAAAAGAATTTGAAATTAAAATCCCTGTAGATAACTTCAAATTGATTCCTGAAAGCGATTATACCGTGGAAATTAAATATAATTCAGATAGAGATGCTTACCGTATTCTTATGATGAATAAATCACTGGACGGCTTTAAAATTCTACTTACTGTTAAAATTTAAATAAAAGGAGATACAATTATGAATGATAAAAAACTACAAATTGCAAAATTGGAAGGTGCTCAAAATGCGGAACACACAGCATATGAAATTAAATTGTTGGCGGAAGAAAGACACAGACTTGAAATTATTACAATTCAAAATATCCAAACTGATCTTATGCTAATACGAGCTGAACTTATGTAATACACAAAACATGTACAAAAATAATTATAGGAAAATATATGATGCAGGTAATAAAATATATATTTTGAACTATAAATAAGTTTGATTCTCAAAAGAATCAATGAAGCAGTCCATCGAGACTATAAACTAGACGGAAGTGATTGTCTCACTTCAAAAGGATGTATATTATGACTATGGATGCAAGCGCATTTAATTTCGAAGCAATGAAAGAATCTGTAGGCGGGAAAGACCCGTTTGCAAATGATACAAAACGTTACGCAAAAGACGAACGTTTTTATATGTTATCAAAGGATAAAGATGGTAATGGTGCCGCTTTAATCCGGTTTCTACCCGATTCTGAACGGGCAATGATTCAAAAACTATTTAAACTAAATACAACAATTGTTAAAAATGGCAAGAAACGATTCGTTTCTGAGTTCTCACCAAGTAATATCGGTGCACCATGCCCCTTCCAGGAAAAATGGCAAGATCTATGGAATGCTGGTGTTAAAGATGATGTTAAAGATGCACAAGGTAATATCACCCAACATGGTTCTAAATCATTCGGTAGGGGTACTAAATTCATTACTAATATCAAAGTATTGAAAGACCCTGCAAATCCAGAAAATGAAGGTAAAATTTTCTTCTATGAAATGTCCGGGGCGCTTAAAGATAAGATACAAAGTGCAGTAGATCCTAGTGAACAAGATCGAGCTTTAGGTGCAGTTCCAAAAGAATTGTTTAACCCTCTTTCTGGAAATTCTTTCCGATTAGTAGCTAAACGTGGATCCAATGGTCAAATCAATTATGATAACTCTGAAGTGATTAATGAAGTCACTTCAATTTACAACACAGTTGAAGAAGCTTTAGAAGACATCAAGAACAACTCTCACAAGTTATCTGATTTGATGAAGCCTGAATCGTTCATGAGTTATGATGAGCTTGTTAAGAAACTTGCTTGGGTAACCTTTTCTGATGCCAAAGCACCCACGGTTCAGCCATTACAAGCGGATGTTGCTCAGCCAGCAGTAGTACAGCCTGAAGTAGTTGCGCAGCCTGAAGTACAACCAGTTGTTCAAGAAGTTCAACAACCTGCTACACCAGCACCACAAGCTACAAATTCATTGGATGATCTATTATCCGGGCTGGTTTAATATAACGGATATGGGGCTCATTGAGCCCCATTTCTTATTAATTATGAAATTAGGTGATGTAACAGACCCGAGAACAATCAAAAGGTTCCAAACATTAGAACATGATTTTAATGCAGTTCATGATAACAAATATTGTTATTCTTTAACTGAATATATTAATGCTAAAACTAAAGTTAATATTATATGTGAAAAACATGGACCATTTATGCAAACACCAAATGATCATTTAAATGGAACT